CCAATCTGCGTGGCTGGAAACGCAAAATCGCCAAGGACTCTGGACGTACAGCCAACACCGTCGCCATGAGCGGTGAAGCACTGGATGCCTTCCAGTCGAATGCGACGGTGATGAAGCAGCTCAACACTCGCCGCGTCGATATGGGCCTGATCAAGCCCGAGGAACTGCCCGACGGTGTGACCTATCTCGGTTATCTGAATGACCCCGGCGTCGACCTTTATAGCTATGACGAGTGGTACCTGGATGACGACGGAGAAGAACAGCCGATGATTCCGGCCGGCGGCCTGATTCTGGGTTCCACCTCGACGCGCAACGCCATGTTGTATGGCGCGATCCAGGATCTGGAAGCCGTGGAAAGCGGCTTGGTTGAAGCGGCGCGCTTTCCGAAAAGCTGGGTGACCCAAGAACCAAGCGCTCGTTGGCTGAAGCTCCAGAGTGCAGCATTGGCTGGCCTGCTCGAACCGGATGCCTTCATCTACGCCAAGGTGGTGTGACATGGCCAAGAAAGCCGAATTTCTGGTGATCGATGGTTGCGTGCAGGATGGTCGCGTCGTTGTTGTAAAGGGCGAGCCATACAGTCCGCCGAATAAAGAAATCGAGGAAGCGTTACTCGCTGAGGGGCGTATCGCCCCGCTCAAGGATACGCGAGCACAAGAACTGCTGCGCCAACAGTCAGACGTTGCTGATGAGGACGAAGACAGCGGAGGTGAGTGATGGGCTTTCGCGAATTGAGCGATGACATGGATGCCTTGGTTCTGGATGGCCTGGGCGATATGGCAACGGTCGGCGGTCGAGAGATCGCCGGTTTCTTTTCTGCGCCTTGGTTGCAGCCGCGCATGGGGCGAATTAACACCGCATTGCGCGAGCCGCAATTTGAGATTCGCGTCGTTGATGCTGCAGGTGTAGAGCCGGGACAGCTGGTGGTTGTTGATCTTGCGAGGCAAGACGGGGGAGGCCAGTACGACCTGGTCAAACTGGAGCCAGATGGCACCGGCTGGGTAGCATTGCTATTGAGGCCTAAAGCATGAGCGTTGGCAGTCACTTCAAACCCTCGGCCGGCGGCGGGATGATCTCGCTGCAGACCTCGGCCGCAGACCTGAAAGCCTTTCAGGACTTTGCCGCCGTGCTGCCAAAAGCAGCGGCCAACGCCCAGCGCCGAGCGATCAACAAAACCCTGCGCTGGCTTGCCACACACATCGCCCGCGCCGTCGGTCGGCAGGAACGCATTGCAGTCGCTGCTGTGCGACAGCGACTGCGGGCCTATCCGGTCAGCGGTGGGGCGAACAGCGGCAAATTGTGGTTCGGTCTCAATGCCATGGAGGCCAGCCGAATCGGTCGGCCTCGGCAGAGTCGGTCCGGTGTCTCCGTGGCCGGCCGGCGCTTTCAAGGCGCGTTCTTCAAGAAGGTCTACGGCAACACCGCAGACGTCTGGATCCGTACCGGCAGCAAGCACTTCAGGGCGGACGATTATCCTGATAGCGATGTCAGCAGGGCGGTCGGCGCGAGTTCGGGCTGGATCGCCGAACACGACAACCGCTTCCCGCTGGCGAAAGCCAAGGTATCGCTGGAGCAGGCGCGGCCACACTTCGAAAGCTGGGTGCGAAAAGCTGACGAACACCTGGTGCACGTGCTGCAGCAGGAACTCAATTTCGAAGTGCAAAAGCACTTGAAGGGGAAATGACGTGACGGATGAAGTCGACGAGCCGTTCAGTCTTGAGCAGCTGTATCAAGCCATCGAACGGCGCATTCAGGGTCATCTGCCGGACCTTCAGATCGTCGCCACTTGGCCGACCATCGAAAGCAGTATTCCACTGCCAGCGGTGCTGGTGGAACTGGCAGAAATGGAGCCAGGCATCGACCCGGGAACAGGCGAGACGGGTCTGTCCTGCAAGTTCGAGGCGCGGGTGATCACCGACCCGATCCAACCCGATCACCACCAACAAGCGGTGTTTATCGTCGGGCAATTGGCTGTGTTACTGCGGATGCAATCCTGGGGCGTCGAGGTCGAACCGGCTGAGTTCGTTCAGGCCATGCCGGACTGGACCAAGCCCGAACTGGACGGCTACACGGTCTGGGTCGTGGAATGGACGCAGCAGATCTACCTTGGCGAAGCACAATGGCCGTGGCCGGACCAGCCGCCGGGCACGCTGCTGTTTGGCGTTGATCCTGATGCGGGGCCAGCCAACCGGGACAAGTATTTTGCGCCGGAGAGTCTGGCATGAGTGGTGGCTATGTGAGCGCCCAGCATGACCGCATGCTCGCTGGGCTGGTGAAGGACTGTTATGTGGTGGCGGTGGATCTGGTCGCGTCACCACCGGTGTGCCGGGTGTCGGACGGTGAATGGGTCAGTGGCTGGGTACGCTGGCACAGCATCGCCGCTGGTGAGGCGCGGCACTGGCGGGCGCCGAGCCTCAACGAGCAGGGCACCCTGATCAGTGCCAGCGGCGAGGTGGCGCAGGGCACATTCATTCCCGGACTTTATGGCAATGGCGGCGCGCCGCCGGACAATCGCGATCACGTCGAGGTCTGGCGTTTCGACGATGGCGGATCTTTGGTCTACGACTGGCAGACAAGCAGCTACACCATCAGCGTGCCGAGCGGCACGGTCACGATTAAAGTCGGATCAACCCTGGCCGAACTCACTGACAATGCCGTCTCCGTGAAGTCCGGAACGATCAATCTGGAGGGCGTTGTGAACATCAAAGGGCCGGTCAACATCAACGGCCCACTGCACGCTACCGAAAGCATCACCAGCGATACCGACATTCTGGCCGCCGGCCAAAGTGACAATCATCACAAGCACTAACTCAACATTCATCCAGCCCGCCGCGTGCGGGCTTTTTCATGCCTGGAGATCCCATGGCCAAACATCAAGATGATTCAACTGCATCTGAGTCTTCCCCAGTCAGCCCAGTGGTGCTGCCCTCTTCGGTAACCTTTCGCGACACGCTCTACACCTCGCGCACGATCATCCTGCCGGACGGCCGCACGCTCGACGTGGCGAAAAACAAGGTTACGGTCGATAGCGCCGACCATGTGGCGCTGAAAACCCTCAAAGCCCATGCCGAGTTCGAGCAACTCAAGGAGTAAACCCGATGATCGGAATGGATCGCCACACCGGGCAACCCATCTCCGGCATCGAGCATTTACGCCAGTCCATCGGGGACATCCTCGGCACGCCATTGGTGAGCCGTCGTGAACGTCCGGAGTACGGCAGCAAACTGCGGCGCATGGTCGACCTGCCAGTAAACGAGGGTTGGAAAAGCGCCGTGCAGGCTGAGGCGGCCCGGGCGCTGGGACGGTGGGAGCCACGTTTGAAGCTGGAACGGGTGCGCGTGCTGTCCGTGCTGGGCGGCAAAATCAACATACAAGTCAGCGGCGAATACCTCGGTGTGCGCGGCACGTTGGAGGTGTGGGTATGAGTACCCTGGTGGATCTGTCGGAGCTGCCGGCACCGGACGTGCTGGAACCGCTGGATTTTGAAGAAGTGTATGGCGAGGCACTCGACGTGTTTCGCGGCCACATGGGCGGGAACTGGACGGCCTCTCTGGAAAGTGATCCGGTGACCAAGCTGTTGGAGGTCGCCAGCTACATCAAGCTCGGCAACCGGGCACGGGTCAACGACGCGGCCAAGGCGCAGTTGCTGGCTTATGCCACGGGCGCCGATCTGGAGCACCTCGCGGCCAACGTCAATCTGAAGCGCCTGGTGATTCAACCTGCCGATCCACTGGCGGTACCACCGGTCGAGTCGGTGATGGAATCACACGACGCTCTGCGCGAGCGTGTGCAATTGGCCTATGAGGGACTAACCACCGCAGGGCCGCGAAACAGCTACATTCTGCACGCGCGCAATGCTTCGGCGCTGGTGGCGGATGCCACGGCGGAAAGCCCATCACCTGCCTGTGTGGATGTCACGGTGTTGGGCCTTGAGGGTGACGGTACGGCCGGCCCTGAATTGTTGAAGCTGGTTGCCACGGCGGTCAATGACGACGACGTGCGCCCGGTGGGGGACCGCGTCACGGTGCGCGGTGCGCAGATCCTGCGCTACCGCGTCGACGCCGTGCTGCACATGAAAGGTACCGGACCGGAAAACGACGCCGCGCTTTCCGAAGCGATCAAGCGGCTTGAGGCCTGGATCAATCCGCGGCGCCGCTTGGGCGTCGAGGTGGCGCGCTCTGGCGTCGATGCGCAGT